GGACGAATACCTCCGACAGGTTTCGGAACCCTTTAGAGTAAGCGGATACCTTATCCGCAATATAAACACACTTCTATGGCGAAATCCTGGCAGTACAGACCCTCCGGCTGGACTGCTAAGAGCAGGGGAACAAGTTAATTCTTGGAATATATCCCTTGGCCGTGGCGGAAACAAAGAAAGAATCAGAACTCTGATGATACAGGACATTTCAAAGGGAAATGGGCTAACCGAAGGTGAAGTATTGGATCTACTGAGCACCCCCACTACAATGGGGGGGCTTGGGCTTTTCCTAACCGATACACGCACACGATGGTTATCCTACAAACCGGGCGAGGTCTTGTATGATGCAGAGCTTAGGTCGTCATCTTTAGGCGGGTTGAGCGGTGAGCTTGACGTTTGGCGGGGTCTTGGGGTCTCTTTTAGTCCCCAGGAAATATCAGAAGGCGTATTGGCACGAGTAGACGTAAGTGGCCATGCAGCTAGAGAGGTAATATCTGGGGAACTGAAAGAGGTTCCGAAGATTATCCCCGCTACCCACAGATTTGAGCGAGCGTACATGTTTGACGCACCACCATTCCCACCTAGGAGTGCACGTGCTAAAGATGAGTATCCGCAACTGATGGGTGATTACTACCTGAGACAGAGACTAGAGGAGAAGGAGGCATTCCATTGGGCACAGGCGCACTGGATGCACCCTGATCTTCTAGAATATAGTGCTACTATACACGCTAAGGCGGGCAAAAGGGTATGGAAGGATTGGGTGAATGACAAGTTGCCATTCAAGAATCCTAACGTTCCAAGCTATGCAGTATCAGCAGTCAGTTATATTTATGGCAATATTTGTCAAAATCTCTGGATAAATTTAAATTACAAAAACAAATTCAACTTTAAAGATATACAAAGAACAGCACTACAAGCCGAAATGTTGACGTATGAGCACATGTCGGATCTTATAGTACACCTGGGCGGCTAGTCCGGGTGGAGAGGGTGGCCTAAGCTATCGATCCTCAGCAAGCAAAATAGGGTAGCGTAATAAAATAGTGAGACTCACTCTTGTGAGGTGACTGTATCACTGGGGGTGTCGTGAGGGATGACCGCAGGAAAGGGAAGACTGGACGTCCTTGTAGGGACCTCTACCCGGACCTGTGTGACTTCGTTACACTCCCCGATACAGACACTTCGTGGTGGGCTATGGAAGAC